TTTTGGTTTAAGACAACTCGGTGCTAATGCTGGTTTAATTGCACAGCATGCAGCAATAGAGGTTAATGGTGTTGCTTACTGGATGTCGGATAATGCTTTTTATCTTTTTGATGGTGTTGTAAAAAAGATGCCTTGTTCTGTACAAGATTATGTATTTGATGATCTTAGTTATACAAATAAGAATGATATTGCTGTTGGTCTTAACACAGCATTTAACGAAATAATTTGGTACTATCCTTCAGCTAATGCTACGCAAATAGATAGAGCGGTTGCTTACAATTATCTTGAGGGGACTTGGTATACAATTAATCTTGCAAGAACTACGTGGTTGGGTGCATATGTGTATGAAAAACCAATAGCTACAGAATATAATGCGTCTGCAACGGCAAACGCTACAAGCATATTAGGTTTGACCGCTGGAGCGTCTTTTATATTTGAACATGAATCTGGCAACAATCAAGCAGATGGGACAGCAATTACAGCATTTTTAGAAACTGGATCTGTCGAAATAGCAGATGGGGATCAATTAATGTCAGTAAGTAAATTGGTTCCAGATTTTGATAATCTTGCTAATACTATGACTGCAAGATTAACATTAGAACAATATCCTCAATCATCAGCAAATGTTCAAACTAGTGGATCTATAACAAGCACCACGGAAAAAATAAATGTAAGAGGTAGAGGTAGAGCAGTTAAAATAAGATATACAACTAATACAGTTGATGATACACCTTGGAGACTTGGATCACAAAAATTAGAAATAAGACCAGACGGTAGAAGATAATGGCTAAAATAAATATTACTAGATTACCAAACGCTACACAAGAATACGATGCTGGTCAGTTTGACCAAATGATTAGATTGTTAGAGCAAATAGTTTTTTTATTAAATACAAACTTTCAACAAGATTTAAGAGAAGAATCAGAATCGGAGACTTTTTTCCTTGGCTAATACATTTAAAAGCGCAATGTTAGATGTCACTTCGACAGATCTAACAACTTTAATTACGGTGCCAACAGCTGATCCTGGTGCAACGCCCCCTGTGCCACCTACAACAAACGTCGTGAAATCTATTTTGGTTTGTAATGACTCAGGTAACACAACATTACTAGATGTCGAGGTGGTAAGAGCTTCAGCCACTTTTGAAATATTTAAACAAAAAAGTATTTCCACAAACACAACAACAGAATTATTAGAACAACCATTAGTTTTACAAGAAAGTGATGTTATGAAAGTTCAAGCTAACGCTGCCAATCAAGTGCATGTTATAGCTAGTTTTATGGAGATCACAAAAGGACAACTCTGATTAATCTTCATTCTTTATTTATTACGCCTGTCTTTTCATTACAATTAAAAGGACACGAGCACTTAGTTGATAGAATTTATCAAATAAGAAAGAATGACAAAAAAGGTATGCCACGCTCCAATATTGGAGGTTGGCATAGTCACGATGAGATATATGAAATTGATGAATTTAAAACGTTAGTTGGAGATATATTAAAATATTCAAAAGACTGCTTTGAACACATGGATGTTAAGAATAATTACAATCCAGAAATGACAGGAATGTGGGCCATGATCAATCCTCCTGGTTCTCGTAATAATGTCCACACTCATCCTTACAATTATTTATCAGGAGTGTTTTACTTAAAAGCACCCAAAAAATGCGGTAATATCGTGTTTCTAGAGCCTAAACCACAGTCAGAGGTACTATCACCTCCAAAAACAGATAAAGCCTCTATACACCTTGCTCATAGCGTACAATGGGAGCCTGTAGAAAATTCCTTGATTTTTTTCCCATCATGGTTACAACATGAAGTACAAACAAATAATTCTAATGAGGATAGAGTTATTATTAGTTTTAATATAAATTGGAGAAAAGACGATGCCGATAGTTGAACCTGCTGAATTACTAGGTCACATTACCACTGAAGACGGAAGAAGAATTCCACGCTATAAAGTAAAAACTGAGACTACTATTACTCATGTAGATACAGGTGTTGAATACGAATCAGAAGATGCAGCTCAAGCTGACGTTGATAATCCAGAGACATCTACAACATCTGACAAAATAAGAAGAGATGTAAAAATATTTGCTCCTTCTTTAGCAGACATGTTAGGAGAAACGCCAGAATAAATAATGACAGTCGGTGTAAATATATCACACGACTCTTCAATATGTATTAAGAAAGAAGAAACTGTAGAATTTTTTGAAGAAAGTCGTTTTAGTAAAAATAAATATTGGAGTCCTACTGCTAAAGATTTTGATTACAAAAGCTTTAGAAAAATAAAAGATTTTAATGATTTATTTGTTTTTACTTCATGGGGCAGACACCCTTATTGGAGTGACGAAACTCACATTAAAGAAGACGAACTTATAATAGAGGGCCTTTGTAAAAAGTATAATATTAAAAATTATTTTTTTAATAGAAATGAACATCATATTTATCACGCTGTTGCTGGTTTTTACTTAGCTCCTTTTAATGAAGCAATATGTGTTGTTGTTGACGGTGGAGGCACTTGTCCTCCTTCAACTCTTCCTGACTTATTTCCTTTCCCTGAAATATATAGAGAAGTTGACAGTATATATTTTATTGATCATAAAAAAATTAAACCTTTATATAAAAAATACAGTAGCGGTAGATATTCTGCGCTTTATACTAATTTAGAAAATAAAACTAAATTAAAAAGTATTTTAAAATCTTTTAAAAATAAAGATTATGAATCTTCTTTAAATACGAGTTGGTTTAAATTTAATGATTGTACATATAACATATCTTCCTTTTACAATCCTGGGCTTTTGTTTAGTCATTTATGTGGAACTATTGGAACTTTTATTATGCGTCCCGATAGTCCTTATAGTGCACCAGGTAAGGCAATGGGTTTATCTTCATACGGAAATAGCGAAGGTATGCGAGATGAAGACCTTGCTAAACAAGTTCAAGAGGTTACAGAAGAATACACCATAGATCTTATTGAGCGGGCCTTGGTTTCTGCTAATTGTAAAAATATTGTTTTGTCAGGAGGGTATTTTTTAAACTGTGTAAACAATTATAAATACACTCAATATTTTAAAAACGTAAATTTTTTTGTTGACCCTTGTCCTCATGATGGCGGTACAGCATTAGGAGCTGCATTGTGGTATGATAATTACAAATAAAGAACAAGCTATTGAAAAAATTTTAAAGCAAGAAATAGTTGCACTTTTTCAAGATGTATCAGAATACGGTCCAAGAGCTTTAGGCAATAGATCTTTATTGTTTGATCCTAGAAACAAAGATGGTAAAGATATTGTTAATGTTATTAAAAAACGAGAATGGTATAGACCTTTTGCAGGCACTGTTTTATTAGAACATGCGAAAGATTGGTTTGAGATGGGAAGGATACAAGAGTCACCTTATATGTCATACGCCATACCTGTAAAACAAGATAAGAAAGAAATTATATCATCTATTACACATGTTGATGGAACATGTAGAATTCAAACATTAACTAGAAAACAAAACAAAAGTTTTTATGATTTAATAGAATTATTCTATCAACAAACACAAGTCCCTATTTTACTTAATACATCTTTTAATTTAGCGGGAGAAGCTTTAGTAGAGACAAAAGAAGATGCTTTGGACATACTAAATAGATCAGATATTAATTATTTATACATACCTAATGAGTAAAGTATTTATTAAAGAAAACTTTTTCCCTGTTGATGTGTATAATCAAATTACTCAAGAAATGTTTTCTGTTGAATATATTCCTCCCCCAGAAGATTTTAGAGAAGCTTTAAAGGGATCGTATTGGCATGAACATAACATTCTAGAACAATCTGATGTTGGAGTTGTTACAAAAAAATTAATAAAAGATAATTTTAATTTTAATATTAAACAGTTAATTTTAAAATACACAATGGTAGGTGCTAGCGATATGCCTCGTCCTCATGTTGACTCTTCTACAGGCGCTACTCATCAATGTTTAATTCATATGTATGGTGAAGAAGCTGTAAATAATGGCACAGGTTTTTATCATAAAAAAGAAAACGATGAATTAGAACTTAGTATTCATGTTGGGTTTAAACCCAACAGGGCTATATTTTTTTCATCTGATGTTTATCACGCTCCACTACAGTGGGCTGGAAATGGTTCTTGGAGATATTCTCTAGCTACTTTTTTCTTTTAAGCACTACAAGCTAAACCAGTCACCATTACTTAAGCATCGGAGTTATGTGGTTTTCCCTTAATTACAGGATGACAACTACAGCCTTTTAAATGTTCCGATAGTGTTTTTTCTATTTTTTCTTTTTCTCTTTCCACTGCTAATAAACGTTCGTGGTATCTGCTCACCTTGTCAGCAAGGGTAGCTATAGCCTTCAATACTTCTTGATTTTCCATAATATCTCCTTGATTTGTAATTTTTGGGTGAGATCTAATTTAAACACGTCTGTGGTAATTATCAAGTAATCTTTTTATAATTGTTTTCTTGACAGCGAATTCATGTTATGAAAGACGGAGAAAAAATGTTAATTGAGAAAGAAAATTTTATAAGTAATAACTTATGTGATTTTTTTATAAGATTTCACAATATAAATTCAAAATATCATACTACACACAGAAACACTTCTATACTTGATTGTGAAGAACATTCTTCAAAAGAAAATTTTGCTTTTAAGATTTTAATTAAAAAATTAAGTATGCTTGTAGAAAATATCATGAAAAATACTCTTATAAATTATTCACAAATAGTAAAATGGCCTACAGGGGAACATCAAGACGAACATATAGATTTTGATTATCATACCGCAACATCAGTTTTATATTTAAACGACGAATACGAAGGAGGTCACACTGTTGTAGGGAATAAAATTATAAAACCTAAAAAAGGCAAAATAATTTTGTTTGATGGTAGTAAAACAAAACATAGAGTTTTACCAATTACATTTGGCACAAGATATACTAATGCTACTTGGTATGTAAACAAAACAGAAGATGACATAATTAATGATAATAGATAACAATTTTTTATCAAAGGATGAATGTAGTTATTATGTTAATAAAGCTAATAAAAATGTTGAACCTTATGATTGGGACAAAAGAGTCGTTTTTATTCATGACGATACTTCTTTAATTTTAAAAACAATTAATTATTTTAAACAATATAATCTTTTTTTAAAATTAGATGATATACACATTCAAACATGGCCTGTAAATTCTTCAAGCGATTTGCACATTCATGGTGATAAATGTGATTGGGATGATGGTAGAAAAAATACAAAATATAACACTTTAATTTATTTAAATGATGATTATGACGGTGGAGAGTTTTACACAAACAATGTTACTTTAAAACCAAAAAAAGGCACAATTACACTTTTTGATGGCACTGAAACTTACCATGGCGTAAAACCAGTAAAGAAAAAAGAAAGGTACACAATTATTTTATGGTGGAAAAAATGAAAGCACAAACTCAAATATTTGGTAGAATAGTTAAAAGATACGATCTTCCTTTAGATGCTATAGATGATTTAAATAATAAATATGAAGAACATAAAAAAGATTTAGCTTCTTTTGGTCCTAGACTTGCTGGCAGATTAGATTCGGAATTAGAATTTACTCATATGATTGCAAAAACAAAAATATCTAAATATATTGTTGATTGTATGAACGACTATATTGAAACTTTAGAAAAGACAGGATTATATGAAGGACCTAAAAAATTAGAAATATTAAGTTGTTGGATTAATGATATGAAAGAAGGAGAATACAATCCACCACATACTCATCATGATCGAACAGGGTGGTCTACTGTTTTGTTTTTAAAAGTACCTGAGTTTGTTGATGATACTAAAGATCCTCATAAGTTTAAAGATGGTAAATTAGGTTTTATTTGGCCAGATGGTGTTGCTTGTCATTGGATGGATCCTCAAGTTGGTCATTTTTATATTTTTGAAGCACGTCATAGTCATTGTGTCATGCCCTTTAAAACTAAAGTAAAAGGTGCTGTAAGAAGATCCATGTCTTTTAATTTTATAGAACAACCTGAAGTAATTAAAAATGTTTGAAAAAGAAATTAAATTTTGTGCGACTGACGAAAGTATGCTTCATGTCTGGCCACATCCTAAACCTGCATCAAGATTTATTCCTGATGAATATAAAAAATTAGAAAGACTTAAAAATGGTGATTTGTTTTCTCCAACATTAAAAACATGTATGCCTTTTCTTGATTCTTTAACTATGGGTTATATTATACCATTTGATCAAGATTATGTTGTTGATCCTGTTGAAACTGATTTTAGTGTAACACCATCTAACAGAGAACAAGGTGATTTTGGTTATCATAATAAAACTCAACTGCCTGAAAAATGGCACAAAGTAGCTGGAGATAACGCAGGTAAGTTTATT